TCACGCTGTTTTCTTCTGACCTGTGTTCGGGACTTCGGGAATAGTTCGGGACTCCGACGCTTCCAGGGCATTGCGGACATCGTCGTCAAAAGCATGGGCATAGCGCAGCGTCGTGCGGATATGCTTGTGGCCCAGCGCCTTTTGCGCGGCGGCCAGATTCCCGGTGCGCCGCAGGATACGCGTGCCGCGCGTGTGGCGCAGATCGTGGAACCGGAAATCCTCGATCCCAGCCTCGTCCAGGGCGGCTTTCCAGACCTTGCGCCATCCATCCTTGGAAATGGGGTAGCGTTGCCCTTTCCGGCGCTTCTGGCGGCTCGAGGCGGCCACGTAGGTGAATACCTGCGCGCACACCTGTTGCTGAGTCGCGATCAGCGCGATCATCTCAGTGGTCAACGGGCGCTTCACGCGGTTGCCGCCCTTCACTGTCCGCCATGCGATCTTTGATGGGAAATCCAGATCGGACCAAAGCAAGGTGCGGACTTCGCTGACGCGCCAGCCTGAGAGCAGCGCGAATTTGACGAAGGGGTGATAATCCTCCCTGATCGCATCCAGCAGCTTGTCTTCTTCTGCGAACTGAAGTTCGCGCGGGTCGTTGTCACGCTCCGCATAGCGCATACTGCCCCAATCCGGCATTTCACCGATGTCGTATTTGGCGCGATCGGCAAAGCGCCACAGGGCGCGCGCGACATCGATTTCCCGATTGACGCTGGCGCCGGAGACGAGGGCAGCGCGGTGTCGGAAATAGTCGCCGATCGCGACTTGGCTGATATCGCTGATGAAAGCATTGGGGCCGAGCGCATTGATGAGGGAATCAAGCCACCCTTCGGTGGACCTGTCCCAACGGCCCTGACGGCGCAGCTTTTCTTCGTAGATCCCGGCGATCTTATCGAGCGAGATGACCGGCTTCGGTTTGAGATTTAGAACTGCCTCGACGCGCTTCTGGCTTTCTACCGTTTCGGCCGCGCGTTTCGTTTTCTGGCCCGTCGAGCCGTGAAATCTGCGACCACGATGTTGGAAGTCGTAGAGGTAGACCGCTGATTTTTTCGGCTTGTAGACGGACATTGATGATCCTCGCGGACGCGGCTCGCCACATAGGCGTCGCAATCCTCAGGGCGGTAACGAATCTTGCGCTGCGTTATGGCGACGTAACGAATATGGCCCTGCTGGCGCAGGCGACGCAAGGTCTTGTCGCTCACATGCAAGCGTTGCGCCGCCTCTTCGGGTGTCAGGAGGATCGGCGGTTTCACGCCGCGAGCCTCTTGGCGACCAACTCTTTTTTACGCGGCGGTATCCAGTAGGTCGGGGCGAAGGGTCGGCCCCCGGCATCGAGCATGGGCGCGCGCTGCATGTCCCACACGATCCACATATAGTCGATCTTGCCATTTTCGAATGCATCGTCGCCCAGCTGGGCGATGACGTCGCCGGGGGGCATGGAAGGCCGTTCGGACAATATCCAGATGCTCGCGGGCGTCAGGTGACTAAACAGACGATAGCGGCCTTCGCTGGACAGCCATTTGACCGGCAACAGGGCGCACACCTTGTGGGTGGCGATCGTCATGGCGCGGCGAATGCATTTTTCGGCCAGGCCACGCACCAAGCGTCCATCCTGAAAGGAAAAGGGCGGGTTCATAACGATAGACAGGCGATCCGATGCTTCCAGCAAATGGAGCTGGTCGCCAAGAAAGTCATGGCGGCCGAGAAACTGACGATGATCGATGCGACGGTCGAACAGGTCGGTCCCAAAGGCGCTGAAGCCGCGTTCGGCCAGCGCCTCCGGGATATGAAGCTGGCCACAGAAAGGATCGAGATAGGTGATGCCGCTTTCCAGATCGAGCATGTCGATCAGGCGGTGAGTCACCCATTTTTCCTCCACATACCAATCCCAAGGATGGCGGGTGCTGCCCTTCGGGCGCGAGGTGAGTTCGCCACTCATGCCGCAATCCTCATCTCTTGAAGTGCTGCGGTGCCCCATTGATCGGCCATCGCGGCGGCAATGCCGGGGAAGAACCGCGGGCGCTCTTTTGCCTGTTTTGCATTTCCGGGCATCCGATGGACCCGCGACCAGCGCTTATGCTCGTCAGTCCCTCTGGCTGGCGGGACTAGCCGGTCAGTGTCGACCAGCGCCGGAAGGTTCTTGAGCCATAGACAGGTGCGTTTGAATTCGGGATGGCCGAATTGCCAAGGCTGCACCGACTGGCTGAACTCCCGATAATTAATGATGCGCTGCTTTGCGTGCCGGTGCATGATCGGGTTCTCGACGGCGATGCGCTCGATTGGCGCGTTCCAGAAGTCGGAGAACAGTGCCGCGCCCTCGTCCAGTTCGGCCCACATATCCGCAATGGTGCGGCCCGGTGGCGGCGTCGTCAGCCAGCGCATACCGCTGTTGCACAGTCGAGTGCAGGGCGGGTGAGCGACGATCAGCAAATCCCAGCCGTCATCCAGATAATCGCGGGCATCGCCGGTGATATGACGGTTGCTGCGCTTTTCATCCGGCAGCAGGTCACATGACCATGCATCATAGCCTCGCGCCAAAAAGGCGTCCCGGATCGTGCCCGAAAATTCGCAAGCGACAAGGATGCGAGGAATCATCACGGCTGCACCGCATTTCGGCCCGCGTCAGTGATCCTCCACAAGGCGTAGCCGCCGGGTGTCGTTGCTGGCTTTTCGACATAGCCCCAGCGTTCCAGTCGCCGGAGCATGGTATAGGCCGCAGCCGGGGTTCGGCGGCGGATGAACGTCATGCCGCAGGCGTAAGCGACCCGGCAGGTCAGATGTGGCCCTTCTTCTGCGAGGTAGGACAGCGCCTTGTGGTCATTGAGGGAGAGTTTGTGATTCACCGGCGTTCTCCCTGGGCGTTGGCGAGCGCCCATGCGATGATGAAGGGGATCGCCAGCAGGGCGGCGATGATGAACAGAGCGCGGATCAGGGCTTTGGTCATGACCGATCCCCGGTGATGCGGTCAGCGACGGCGCTGGGCGTATTTTCCGCGAGGAACCGGCGGGCTTCTAGGCAGTTGGCCGACCATGCCCTGACCTGGCCGGCGCGCCATGTCTGGCTGATCGCCTGACGAAGCGGCTGGGGAAGCTGGAACCAGTGCGGGCGACACATGAGGATGCCGCGACGGACCGGGACCGTGCATCCCGGCGCATCGCAGGTGCGCTGGGCGGGCTTGCGGGCGGCGACCATCAATCGATCCCCAGCGCGTTTTTATAGGTTTCGAGCAAGGCATCAGCTTCCAAGCGGGCGTGACGTTCCACCTTCCGCAAGCGAACGATGGAGCGCATCGTCTTCGTGTCGAAGCCCTTGGACTTGTATTCGGCGTAGACCTCCTTGATGTTGTCGCTGATCCCCTGCTTTTCTTCTTCGAGACGCTCGATGCGCTCGATGCCGTTACGCAGGTCTTCGGCTGCTGCATTATCGTGGGACATGGAAATTCCTTTCAGCGGTTAAAAAATTGGAGGCAGGCGGAGAGAAGGCGCGCGAGGCGCGGCCTGTGCGGCGCACAGTGGGCGCAGGCGCAGGTCATGGGATGAATGGCGGAGCGATTGCGGCGGCGCATGATCAGCGCGCCTCCCTGGCCGCGATCTGCTCGCAGCGGGTGCACAGGGCCTCATTCTCGCGTGACCATGTCACGTCGTCGCCGTTGGTGTCATATTGGCTGGTGAATTCATCCCAACCGCAGCCGGTGCAAAGCCGGGGATGCTGTTCGGGCGGGAGGTCGGCCAGCTGGCGGTAGACGTCCGCCGAAAAGGGCATGGCGCGGGACAGGTTCACATTCCATTGCCCACGGACACCGGGATGCTCCAACCCCGCGACATTGCGTTCGACATCGGCCTGATGCTCTGGCCGGTGCCAATAGGGCCGCGCGACTTCGGCGATCGACAGGCGAGCAGACTTACGGCGCAGCCGGACATAATCCCAAGGCATCATGACGGGCTTAGGCGGTTCGGGCGTGGCCAACATGGACAGGAGGGAGGGAACGTCTCGCATGGTTCGTCCTTTCATGCTCAGGATCGGCCGACCACCGCGCGCGATGAGTCGTGAAAGACCCAACAGCGGACGGCGGGGGCATTTTCGTTGCGGGAGTTGACGGTCGTGACTTCGATAAATCGGCGCGCCTTCGAGGTTTTGAGCGCGCGGATCAGTTCGGCATGGGTGGGCAGGCTGAGGCGACGTTCAGCGCAGCGGGCCTCCATCTCGTTCAGACGCACCGCGATCATCCCGTCTGCGGCGCGGCGGTGATGGTTGATGCGGTTATCGGTCTGGGTGGAAAGCTCGTTTTCTTCGAAATAGTCGAAGCGTTCCCAGAACAGCGCGACGATCGGGTCTTCGCTGTTGACCGCCTGTTGACGTTCCTTCGCCATCTGCACGATCATGCGGGCGGCGTCGGCCTGCTGCGCTTCGGTAAGCGGGACTATCTCGCGGAGCGCGTCGAGGAAGGCGAGCAGCTGGCCATGCGTCTTGGCGAGGCGGTTGGTGCGGACTTCCGGCAGCGAAAGCAGTTCGGCTTCATATTGTGCGAACGCCTGACGGAAACGCGCCATGATGGCGCTTTCGCGCCGCGCGGCATGGATGATGAAACCGGATATCTTCTCGATCGGCCATTGTTCGAGGTTCTGCGCCGCGACCTTCGTCGCGGGCGACCAGTTGGACATATCGAAGCCGAGCGACATGATGCGTTCAAGAATCGCGCGGCTCGCGTTCACCGGCTCATTCTGCTCGATGACGATCGCGCCCCGGAACGGCGGTTCGAATGTCTCCATGCCGCTGTTCTTCACACCGCGCGCGCGAACCGTGCGGCCATTATAGGCCGTCTTCAGTTCCTCCCATTCGAACTTGCGGGCGTGGCTGGCTTCCTCGCGGCGGTCGCCCTCGATCAGGACGACGGGCAGATTGCCGACCTTGCCCAGGTTGCGCGCCATGGCCGCCGGGGTCGCCTTGGCGGGGTCGAAGCCTTCGTAATTTTCGCGGCCGAGCAGCTTCCACAGGAATTCGACCAGCGTGGTTTTGCCGGTGCCGGGAAGGCCGTGCATTTCGAGGAAGGGAAAGGATTTCATCTCTATGCGGACCTGTTCCGCAAAGAGGGAGCCGAAATAGAAGGTCAGGCAGACGATGCCCTTTGCACCATAGGCCGCCCACAAATCCTCAAGCCAACTGGTGTCCAGGCTGTCGGCGTCATAGTCGATGTCGAGCAGCCGTTCGGACGTGCCCAGCTTGAGCGCCTGCTTGCCGATCTGGAAGAAATCATCGTCATTGGGGCGATAGACACGCCCTTCCGCCACGGCGATATCGCCGAACACATAGGCTTTCGCATCGCGGCAATATCCGGTGAAGCCGAGCGGGCGGACGTCCGGCAAATCCGGCGTCTGCTTTTGCAGGATGCGGGTCAGCTGATGGCCGTTGCCGGTCCACACGCCACCGAAGGCGAACAGGCGATCTTCGAAATTGGAGGCTTTACGCAGCTGGGCGGCGGTAAAGTCGCCCTTGATCGACGCCTTCCTGTCGCTGGGGAAGTCGATCGCGAGGAAATATTTCGTTTCGTCGGTCGCCTCGTCCCGTTGCCGATACAGGACGCGAAAGGCGCAGTTGGCGATTTCCTCGACCATGAGGGCTTCGCGGGACGCCTCCATGCGGATGCGCTGTTCCTCGTCCCGGTCGATGTCGGCCAGCTTGCGCGTCTGCTGCTGGCGATATTCCTCGATCTTCTCCTGCACGGTGCTGGCGTCGATCGCGCACCAATAGGTGCGGGCGCGAAATACGAAATGGAAGCTGTTCCAGCGGTAACGGTCCCACAGCAGAAAGGCTTTGTCCTGCGCCGTTGGCGCCAGCAGCACGTCGCCATGCCAGAGATAATCGGCCCGGTGCTTGTCGGTCAGCCGATCGAGGCCGAGAAGATCATTCCAGTCCAGCTTGTTGCCGTCTTCATCTTCGGCCATCGGCTGCGCGGCGGATGCTTCCCATCCCTCGTCCTGCGCCAGCTTGACGAATTCGCGGGTTTTGCGGGTGCCCGCTGCACCGGCGTCAAAGGCAAAGATGATCTTGGGGAAGGTTGTCGGTTTATCAGATCCCGCGATGTGCAGGCGCAGCGCCTTCAGAAACTCGCCGGGATAATTGCTGCATGACATGGTTGACGCGGCGCGCTGGCCCGCCTGTTCCAGCGCCCAAGCATTGAAAATGCCTTCGGCGAACCAGATCGACTTAGCCGCGGCGAAATCGTCCATGGTAACGTCGGGCCGATGCCATGCCTGTCCGCGATAGCTTTTCCCCGCCGCGAAGTTCGCTTTCTTGTCGAAACGACCAGGCTGATCGATGATGCGTTCCCACCAAGACCCGCCGGGGAGCGGAAAGCGGACGGTGGCGGACCCGATCTTGCGGGCCGGGTCGAAGAAGGATTCCTGCGTATAGGCCCCGCGCATCCCCATGAGGTCGAGGCGGCGCGCCTGACTGAGATAGGCGTCGGCGGCGGCGGTCGGGTTCTTTTCCGTTTTCTCGTATCGGTTCGACCAGCTGTCGAATATTTCGGGATAGAGGTCGCGGACGGACCTCTCCCATCCGCAGCGATCGAGGCGGCCGCACTTGACCACCCATGGATTATCGGCGCGCGCGAACACTTCGTGGCGTTCGCAGTCAGGACATTTGCCGCCCTGCAGCCAATCGCCCTTCTCTCTCTTCCATTTGAAGTCGCGCTTCAGGAGTGAGAGCAATTCACGGCGTGTATCGTCGCGCATCTGCATGGGAAAACGGGGACTTTCGAGGGCAAAGAGATAGCGTTCCCGGCGGCGGGTGTGCCGGGTCGAGCGGATGCCGATCGGATCGGCGCGGCAGTTTAGCCGTCAGGCCTGCCTGTGCGGGCTGACGTGGCCGCCCTGGTCGTCATTGGCGGGAACGGGTGGAGGATCGTCGTCCGATTTCCGGCGATTCCAGCGCAGGTTCGGATTGCCGAACGGGATGATGATGTCCGGCTTCGGATTGATGCTGGGCGCGATCGTGCGAATGATCGCCAATTGCGCGATGAACACATGACAGCATTCGTCATTCGTGCAGATATGGCTCGATTCCCGCACCAGCGGCGAAATCTGGCTGCTCTTCCTGACCAGCGAAGGTTGCCCGCAATGGGGGCAGTTGATTGACGTGCCACGTTTAACGACCCCTGTTTTCGACCTTTGCATTTGCCCTCACCCGCAAGATCGGACCGGCACCATTGCCGACCGAAACGATTTGAGCCGCCGGATCAGGCGGGTGAATGAACCCATGCCCTGTTCCGTTTCCTCAATGGCTCGGTCCACGATGGCCAATGTCACGCGGTCGTGGACCAATAGGATGCTGGCGCTGACGGCCTCGCCGCTTTCGCGGGCTGCCTCTGCGATATCGTCGGTCAGTTCCGACCGGCACGGTGCGACGGGCACCAATTCAATATCGAAGCGGCGCGCGTAGCTGGTGAGGATCGGCGGATATTTGCCGCCCGCATCGACATAGGCGCGGTCGAGGGCGAAAGCCTGCTCCAGCGAGGGAGAGGCTTTCCTGTCGCCGTCGCTCCAGTGCCGGACCGCCCGTTCGCCACGGCGCGTCAGGTGGGCCGCAGCGCGCCAGCCTATGTGCGAGCCGATTTCATAGACGGCAGCGGCAAAGGATAGGGATGCGCGGACCTTGGTCATTCCATCGCCTCACGCAACGACGAAATTACAGCCTCGAAGTCGAAGGCTTCTATTTCATCATAGGCACTGGACAGGGCTTCCGCAGAGGCCTCCGCGCGATAATAGCGTTCGCTCCTCTGTAGATTTTCGGGAATGTTGTCCCGATATTCTTCCTCGTCGCTTTTTGCGCCGTCGATCATTTCCACGATCGTCCCGATCTGCATCGCGAGGTCTTCAAGAGAGGCGATGATGCCAAGAATTTCCTTGCGTCTTTCGCGGTTCATGCCGCCCGCCTTTCGCGGCGGATGCCGTCAACCAATTTGGTCGCCAGTTCCTCGACCTCGTCGCGGCTGTCGGCTGCGGTGCAGCCATAGGCCAGATGAAGCGGTCCGTAGCGGTCGGGATTGAGGACGTGGACGCGCCACGCATTGCGGCGGATTTCATGCTGGCCCGCTTCGCGCTCCGGCGTCACTGCGCCCCATACGGAATAATCGGGATCGGTGCTGATATCGACCCAATCGCCCAATTCGGCGCTGATCGCGTAGCCGTCGATATCGATATTGATCATCGGCGGGAAGACGGGCCGCTGTTCCTTCACCTTCTTGCGGGCGCGGGCGTCGGCCTGTTTCGTCGCGACATCGTGGATGCCGATGTCGAGCATGGCGATGATTTCGTCCGACTGGTCGGGAGCCAAATGGTTCAAGGCAGCGGCACCGGCCTGGACAAGCCGTTGCAATGCCCGCGCCTCCCGCAAGGTGAATGTCGCCCGCAGGGCGCTGGACATGGCCTGGACCCTCATCCCGGCAGCGCTCCAAGCGCGAGCCAGAGCAGCATGAGCGTGGAGGCGATGAAGATGACATGATGATGCCAGCGATAGGGCTGGGGAATCCGACTGTCGTTGGCGTCGACCTGTTCCAGCCATTCGCGCTGATATGGGCGCAGCTGCCGAGGGTGATGGGCGCTCTTCATGCTGCCACCTGCGCGTCGGCATAAATGCTGCGCAGGCGCTCCAGCTTGCGTTCGGTCGCTGCGATCTGACGGGGGAGCCGCAGCAAAACGACGCGCTTGCGGGCCTTGAGGCGTTCAGCCTCCGCTACCTCTGCCGATGACAGGCTGCGCGCCCGTGAGAGGTCGTCCAGTTCGGCTTCGCGCCGCGCGATGATTTCAAGAGGGCTGGCCATCTCAGGCATGGTCCTTTCGGTTCAAACTGGCCTGCGGATTGAACCGGACAGGCAGGGATGACGGGTCTAGAAAGGGCGTGGCCGGCGCATTGCACGAGCCGCCGAAACTGATCGGGGAAGGATCGGGATAGATGTCAGGACGAAGGCGGTGGCGCGACACGCCAGTGCCCGCCTCAACATTCAGGACGAAGCGGCTGGGGAGCAGCGAGCCACGGCGCACAAGCTGCGAAATATTACCCTGTGTGCAGGGACATATCTTGGCGAGCGGTCCCTGCCCTCCCGCGATACGCAAGGCTTCCGCGAACGCTTCGTGCGCTTCGATTTGCCATCCGGGGTTGTGGTTTGCGTCGAACATGAGGCCGGAATAATAGCTATCTATTATCCATGCAATAGCAATCTATATGAGGCAGCTAATATTTTTTGGCTATGTCAGTTTCAATGAACACTTTGGCATCCCGACTCCGCAAAGCGATGGCCGACCGCCAGTTAGACCAACAGGCGTTGGCTGCAGCGGTCGGTTGCACGCAAGGCGCGATCAGCCAAATCCTATTGGGGAGAACGCTTCGGTCGAGGTTTCTGCCGGATATTGCCACAGCGCTTGGCGTCGACATTGAATGGCTTCGCGGCAATCAACATGATGAGGAAGTCGCTGACGCCCCGCGCAGGACGTCCCAAACGATATCTCTTCCAGTTATCCTACCTAGTGCAGCAGATTTGGCTGAAATGTTCCAAAGCCTGCTGGCGCTGGTGCCCGCTGAAGCGACACGGGAAGAAGCCGCGCAAATTCTTGCTGAGCGGCTGCCATCTGGCTTCGCAGCGATAGGATTCGCCGCGCCCGCGTTGGACAATTCCGGCGCTCCTGTTGCTCGGAAAGTGCCGCGATCTCGTGGAAAAGCTCGTCCCGCACAGCTGCGATAGTCGCGCAGCGGATCGAGCATCGCGCACAGGCAAAGGCGCAGCCGGGCGATTTTCTGAAGTTTTGCAATATCCTAATCTCCGTTGTTCTCTATTCGTTCCGTTTGCGTTGACGCAAAATTATGAACATTACGCAAACGAATCGATGGACATTGCCGCCTCCGGTTGGGCTATTTGCGTCGTGGCCATAGAGAGGGGTGAATTATGCGTGATTTAATAGCGGGCGTCGCATTGCTGGGATCGCTCGCGGCATTTGGTGCGTCCGTAATCGCGATGTTCAAGCCCCTGCCCAGACTGGGTATGCCGACGCGCAGGAGGGCGCTGGCAGGCATCGGTGTTGCATTTGCCTTGTTTGTGATGACCGCCATCGTCATCCCCGCTCCATCACCCGATCTGGCGAACGCTTCGGCGGGAAGGCGGCCCGCACCGGAAGCGGGGACGGTCAGAGCGGCCGATCCCCAGATCGCCGAAGTGCAGGCATATCTGGCGACGCGCCATGCCAGCATCAAGGTCAATCTCGATCAGATGTGGAGTGACGGTGATCTGACCAAACATGCCGCGCTGGTTTTGAAGGCCGCCGGGCAGGCTATCAAAAATGAAGCCAGCGATTTGCCCGCGTCCATCGAAACCGTCAATTTCTGGTTTACCGCGCCGCTGATCGATGGTCATGGGAAGGAGACGCGCGGAAAGGTGCTGGAATTCCGCATGAAGACAGCGGAATTGAAATTGGTCGAGTATGGCAAGATCGCGCCGGAAGGACTGCTGGAGTTCGCCGACGATATCGAAGTGCGGGTTCCGGCTCGTGAAGGTATCAACACCTATTGCCGCCAAAACAGGCCGACGAGTCCGCTGTTCTGCACGAAGGCTGGTGGCTAGGGCGCAATCTCCATCTTCAGGGCGGTGACATATCCGCCGCCCTTGTCCAGGCTGTGCGTCACTTCGGTGATGAGCCATGTCGCCCCGTCAATCTCGTCCTTGAATCCCGCCACGGTGACGCGGGCTTCGGGATAGGCGTCGGGGCGGCCGAGCGCCAGTTTCAGGTCCAGCGTGGCTGGGGCGCGTTTCAGCCGGTCATTTTCGGCGCTGGCGGCGCGCCTGGCCGAATCCTCGTCCGCATAGATTTTCCGCAGCTTCTTCGCGCCGTCCTTCTTGCCCACGGTCGTGCTTTTTCGCTTCGCCGCGCCCTTGTCATGCCAACTGGCCGTCACGCCCTCCTGCCCGTCGCGCTTCTGCCGCTGCCATGAATGGCCGTCGCCATTCCGGCGGGTGAGCGTGAGCGAGGGCAACGCCTTGCCGCTGGCTGCCGCGCCCGCACCCTTCCGCGCGAAAATAAGGTGGCCATCCTTGACTGTCGCCACCGCGTCATTCTCGCGGCCGAGGCGGCGAAGAAAGGCAATGTCGCTTTCCCTGCTCTGGCTGATCGACGGGACGGCGACGGCGGCCAGATCGGACGCGATGCGCGGCGTCAGCCCATTGCGCCCCGCGACGTCCGACAGCACGGTTCCCAGCGTGGTTTCATGCCAGCTCTGTTCGCGCCGGTTGCGTATCTCGCTGGTGAAGTCGGCCGACCGCGCCCGAATCCTGATGACATCGGGCGGGCCGCTATGGGTGACATCGTCCACCTTGAAACTGCCCTTGTCGACCAGGCCGATGGTGACGTCCCGGCCCTGACGCCAGCCCAGCGACACGCGCAGCAGCGCACCTTCCTTCGGGATCGCCAGAAGGCCGTCGCTGTCATGCAGCGCAATATCCAGTTCGTCGGCTTCGTCGCCGCGTTTTTCCGACAGGGACAGCGAAATGAGGCGCGGGCGCAGCCGGTCGGTCAAATCCTTGCCATCCAGCGTGACGCGCCAGTCCGCGAAATTGTTGATGCCGGTCATGCGAACGCCGCGCCACCGGCGGCGGCAGGATCGTCCACGCGCAGCAGATCGATGCCGAAGTCGATCCGGCGCGCGCGCCCATCCGCCATCAGATGGGCATGGCGTTCATCGATCGCGGTGATGACGAAGTCGCCGTAGACGCGGCCCGTGCCGTCGACCAACGGCCATGCATCGCCCTGCGCGGCCATTTCCTCCAGTTCCGCCAGCGAGACGCGCCCGTCGGTGATTTCGGCATAGACCGATCCGGCAAGGCTGACGGTCTGGTCCCCCGGCCCGACATATTGCGTCGCCGCCATCGCGCCGACGCGGTCGGAACGCGCATGCTTCCAGTCCGTCTTGCGCTGCAGATCGTCATGGGCGAGCGTGCCGATCTCGAAGATGAACATGCCCAGCGCTAGAAGATACATCGTGGCCCTTCCTCAAAAATCGCCAAAGCCGCGACCGCGCTTGCGCCGCTCGATATCCTCGATCGCCTTGCGAACCTGTTCGGCTATATCCTCGCCGTCGCCCGCCCCCTTCACGGTGATGCTGATCGCATAGGTCACTGGCGCGGGCGCAGCTGCTCCCACCGCGCCCGCCTGTCCCTGCGCCGCCGCAGGCGCGGCGGCGGCCATGGCCGCGCCGCCAGCGCCCACCGCAAGCGCGCGGGTCATCTGGCCCGACAGATCGGTGATGCGCGACAATGGACCGGACGTGTTCGCGGCAAGCCCTTGATCCAGTCCCTCCATGACGAAGCCGCCCAGCCCCATGAATACGCGGGAGGGCGATTTGATGCCCAGCTTCGACTTGAACCAGTTGGCGACGGAACTGGCGGCGTTGACGATGGTGTTTTTCAGCGCCCCCAGCATCCCGGTGATACCATTGATGAGGCCCTGAATGAGATTGCGGCCGATCTCTCCGAAGTTGAGCGAGCGAAGCCAGTTGATCGCAGGCATGAAGGCGCGGATCAGCAGCCCCAGTGGCGTGAAGTTCAGGAAAGCGTTGACGATGAAATCGAACGCGCTGCTGACAACCGATTTGATACCGGACCAAAGATTGCCGAACCACGCCGATATCGCGCCCCAATTGTCATAGATCATATAGGCGGCGGCCGCCACGGCGGCGATGGCCGCGACGATCAGCAGCAATGGACCAAGCGCAATGCCCAGCGGCGCGGCGGCGGCCGTCAATGCGGCAAAGGCCAGCGCCATGCCGCCGAGCAAAATCAACAGCGCCGATCCAGCGCCGACGAAGATCATGATCGCCTTGGCGATGCCGGGATGTTCCTGCGCCCATTTACGCAGGCCGCTGGCGGCGGTGCGGACCTCCTCGGACACCTTGACCACGGTGGGCAACAGCGCATTGCCCATGGTGATGTTGAGGCCCGATAGCGCATTGGTGGCAAGGCCCGTCGCCCCCTCTGTCGTGGCGATGCGATTGAGGAATTCGCCGTGCATGGACCCGGCGACCGCGCTTTCATTGCCGACCAGGGAAAGGCGCTGCTTCAACCCGTCGAGATTGGTCAGCATCGGTGAGATCGCCGCCACGCTTTCCGATCCGAACAATTTGGTCATCAGCCCCGCCTGCTTGTCGGGATCGAGTTTCCCGATCCGCTCCATGACATCGACGATCGTGCCCGCGGCATCCTTCTGCATCCGCTTGGCGACGTCCGTCGCTTCCAGTCCCAGCGCCTGAAACGATGCCTGCTGCGCCTTCGTCGCCGCGCTGCCCTTGGTGAGCGCCAGCATGGTGTTCTTGATGCCGGTGGCGGCGATCTCGCTGGGCACGCCGATGGAATCGAGCGTGGACCCCAGCGCCGCGATCTGGGGCGCGGCAAGGCCCGCGACCTTGCCCAGCGGGCCGATGCGCGTGATGATGTCGGTCACATTGGCCGCCTTGCCGCCGAAGGTGTTGGTCAGCGCATTGACGCGGTCGCCCAGCGCGCGGACGCCCGCCTGCGGCAGTTCGAAGGCCGTGCGCCATTTGGCCATGGTTTCGCCCGCAATGTCCGCCGTCATGTCGAAGGCCACGCCCATCTCGGCGGCGTCATTGGTGAATTCCAGCAGCTGCCGCCGCTGGTCGCGCATCGGTTTGCCGAACTTGTCCATGCCGACGCCTGCGGCACCGGCGGCGGCCGCGATGGTCGCCAGTTCGTTGGCGGCCATCGGGATTTTCTCGCTCATGTCGATGAAGTCATTCGACATCTGCGCGATCTGCGCCGGGACCATGTTGGTCACTTTCGACACGTCGGCCATGGCGCTTTCCAGCGTCATCGCCTGCTTGGTCGCCATGACGACAGGCACACCGGCAGCGGTGCCCGCCCCGATCATGCCGAGGCCGACGCCGGTCGCCTTCGCGCTGATGTCGCTCATCTTCTGCGAATTGGCTTTGGCCTTGCCCATTTTATCCAGCTGGGCCGTCTGCTTTTTCAGCGCCTGGTTGGCTTCATGGGTCTGGGACGCCAACCGATCCTCATGCCGCGCCAGATCCGCGACGTCGATTCCCGCCGCGCCCAGCTTTGCCGACAGCTGCTGCAATTCCGCGCCGCCGGCATCGAGGCGGGCGGATAGCTGCGCCGTCTCCTTCTGGGCGCGCTCAAATTCCGACCGCAGCTTTTTCGTCGGTTTTTCGGTCGCTTCCAGTTCGTTGCGAAGCGCGGCGAGCTTCTGCCGGTTTTCCTCCATCTTCGCCGTATCAGCGGCATAGCGGCTTTCCGTCGCCTTATATTTGCTGACCTGCTGCTGAAGCGCATCCAGCGCCTTCAACTGCTTTTGCGTTTCGGCCAGATCACGGCGCGCGGCCGATGACGCATTGGTGATGGACTTGAGGGGCGCTGTCACGCGGTCAAGCCCCTCAAGGATCAATTGCAGGCGAAGATTGCGGTCAGCCATCAGCGTTTTTTCTTGGGCGGGTCAGGCGGGCGGGATCGTCGGGCGGCCTGTTCGCGCCAGCCCATCAGTTCGGACAACGACATGGCGTCCATGGCGGCGGGCGGCCAATGGAAGATGACCGCCACGTCCGCCATCGCGTCTTCTACGAATCGAGGACAACCGCACGCTGCGACTTCTGCAACAAAAAACCGCCGATCGCCGCGCCACAGGCGAGCAGGTCGGCAGGGTCCAGATTGGCCGCCTCCGCTTCGTTGATGGTGGGGATGGAAATGCGGGGAATGATCTTGATCAGCGCATCCACCTTCAGCTGCCCCAGATCGACCAGCGACAGGCCGCGCAGTTCGCCCGCGCCGGGTTTACGCATCTGGACGAAAGCAATGCGCGTTTCCCCGCGCTGCACGGGCGTGTCGAGGTCGATGACTTCGGAAAGAATAGGCTGGTCAGTCATGGGCGGTTTCCCCGTTCAAATATGGAAAATGGGCCGCCCGCCGGAAAAGCGGGCGGCATTGGATCAGAACATGCCGAGCGCGGCGCGCTGGGCGGCGAGGCGGTCGACGCCGTCGACGATCTCGATCATGTTGAGCCGGTCGATTTCGATCAGCGTTTCGCCGTTCCAGTCCAGCTTGTAATAAGAGAGGACGGACGTGACCTTGAATTCGCCCGGTTCCCCGCGCTCCTGGTCGCCCATGTCGATTTCCTTGTGCAGGCCGCGCACGATGACCTCCACATTATCGACGCTATCGCTGTCAGGCTGCTGATAGGCGCCGGAAAAACGCAGATAGACGCCGTTGATCCTGGTGATGCCATATTGGCTGAAAATCTGGCGCATCGGGCCGCCATAGGTGTGGGTCAACTCCATGAGGCCGTCCGGCCCCATGTCCATCGGCAGCGCGCCGCCCAGGCCTCCGCCGCCCCATTCCTCGATCTTGCGGGACAGGACCGGCAGCGTGATGGTCTTGGCCTCGCCGACATTGGCGAGGCCTTCGTTGAAAAGCAGCATGTTCATCAGGACGCGGGGCATGCCCATGGCGGTTCTCCTTTACGGAAAGAGGGTGAAAGGAAGCGATCAGGCGGCGGCCAGCTGCTTGGCGAAATCCGCGAAATAATGATCCGTGATGCGCTGGTAGAAGCCGAGGTCTTCGAGCGGCGGCGGCACCGTGAAATCATAATCGATACGCAGCTTTCCGGCCTGAAGGCTCGCGATGCTGTTGTTCGCCGCATCATACCAGGCGTTCGCGCCCAGGATGACGCCCGCCGACTTCAGTTCGCGGAAGAAGCCGTTGATCGTTTCCACGATGTCCTTGGCGAGGCCGGGGGTGAGCGGCTTGTCGATCGCCCACATCATGCCGCCCGCCACGGTGTCGGCGATCAGCTGGGCCACGCGCACCGTGCTTTCGAAGGCGAACAGCGGCTCGTCCGACGCGGTGCGGTTGCCCCAGAAACGGAACCCATTGTCCGACCTGATCAGCGCCGTCACTTCCGATGCATTCAGCAGCCCCGCCTCGGTCGCCTGATCCTCGATATCCCAATGGATATCCTTCGTCAGACCCACGACGCCTTCGACCGCCATGTTCGACAGCGTCTTGTGCGGCCCCACCGTTTCATCGATCTGGGCGCGCAGGCCCATGGCGCGCGCGGCGGCAAAGCTGGTGACGGCCGCGTCTTCCTCCGTATCCCATGCGAGGAAATCGGGCATGAGCAGCATCAGTTCGCGTGCCGCGAAATTGGCGCGATAGGCGGTGGCGGCCGCCACCGTGTCGCCGATGGCGCGGGCATAGACGAAACCGCGCAGCTTCTTCGCCACCACCGCCAGCGCCGTGGTGACGGCCTGCGTTTCAAGGCCGGGGGTTCCGAGGATCTTCGGCTGCACACCCAGCTGCGCCTTGGCCGCCAGCAGCGCCTGCATCCCGGTCTTCATGCCTTCCGGCGTCGTGGTGCCGATGACATTGCTGGCGGTTTCCGCCGCGTCCTCGCCTTCCGCCACGCGCACCACCACGATGATCGGCCGCGCCTGATCGGCGATGGCGCGCAGCGATTTGGCCAGCGTGCCGTCCACGCCCGCCTTGCCGATTGCAGCCTCGACATCCGTGACCAGCGCGGGCCGGTTGAGAGGAAAGGTCGCGGCGTCCGCATCTTCGGCGATGGCGACCAGGCCGATGATGGCGGTCGATACGGCGGCGAGCGATCGCGCGCCGCTGGTGACTTCGGTGATGGTGATGCCATGCTTGAACGCCATGACGGGACTCCTTGACTAAAGGGACAGGGGCTAACGGGACAGGGGCAGGTCGAAACGAAAGGATTGGGGTGCGGGCAAGTCGGTGCGGTCGCCCTCGACCGTCAGGACGCCCGCGCCCTGCGCCACCGCGTCGGCCATCGACACGCGGCGCAGGCGGACGCGATCTTCCCAGCGCGAAATCGCCAGCGCGGTGGCGGCATAAAGGCGCAGGATATTGGCGGGAATCAACGGGCGATCGATCAGTTCGGGCAGCAGCGATCCATAGTTGCGCCGCGCGAGGCGCGAACCGACCGCCGTCGATAATATGTCGTGGATCGACTGGCGGATATCCTCCAGCCCGTCGATGACCTCGCCGGTGCGGCGGTTCATTCCGGCCATGAAATGGGTGCCCCGTGGCCGTGATGCTTCAGGCTGATATTTTCCGCCCAGACATCGTCATCCGACTTGATCAGGCCGGTGGCGCGAATCGTGCCATCCACCGTCACATCGCCCTTGATGCTGACGCCGCCGTCCGCCTCGACATCGATCGTGCCGCCCGACGGCAACTTCGCTGTCAGCGCGTGCGCCGCCATGTCATAGGCAAGGAAGGCGTCGTCATCGAACGCGATCCGCACTTCATCCGGGCTGGACGATGGCGGCGGATTGTCGTCGGAATAGAGGCCGGGAAGGATGATCCCCGCTTCCGTATCGCCTTCGGGGCAGATCAGCAGAACCTGTTCGCCGACGCTGGGCGGCGACCAGATTGACATGCGGCCAGCGCGCATCGCCATCCATGGCAGGGGTCCGGTGACGATATCGCCGGTTTCCACGGTGCAGGTGCGCGCGGCATGATCGACCGATGCGACGGTGCCGATGCGGGCAATATCGCCCAGCTGCTGTTCGATGTCCGACATGGGCCGGACCATGCAACCGGATCAGGACGCAGGCGCGGCCTGCCTTGTGTAGAGCGCCGCCTTACACAAGCAGCCCTTCCCAATCGACCGCCGCCGCCGCGTCCATCGCCGCGAAGGTCGATGCGGCCTGAATCGCGCGCTTGGCCGCCATGCGCGCGCCCTCGATCCGGGCCGCCAACGCCGTCCATTGCGCGGTCGTCGCGGTGATGATGGCCGCGACTTCTCCGATCGTCATGGCGCAGGCCGCAGCTTCGGCCGACAGGAAGGGGAAGTCCTGCGGCTGTGGATCGGCGGCGGCGGTCCAGGCGGCCGCTTCCGTCGCCTTCGCGTCATAGGTCTGCGCCTGTCCGGGCGTTTCGGTGATGAAATGCAGCCGGAACGCGCCCGCTTCGCTGTCCACCTGCGCCAGCAACGCGGCCTGATGCGCCGCCAGTTCCTCCGCCGACCGCGCCACGACCTGCCATGTCTGGACCCATCTGCCGCCCGACAGCACAGGCTGCGATTCCTCGACCCGATGTTCCGCGTCGCAGGCGGGCGGCGCGCCTGGCTCGACCGCCGCCGCGCCGAAATCGGCAAGGTCGATGCCATCCAGTTCGGCGGGAAAGCTGGTGTCGGGATGGTCCGCACGCAACTGCCAGGACGAATAGGGATAGGCGGCGACCGCACCGCCGGTGATTTTCGCAAGGATCATTTCACTTCGCCTCTATGCCGACAAGGGCGCCAATGTTCACATTCTGAGAAGACATGCCGGGTGTTCGGGAGCCGGTCGGTCCAGCCGATAACTCGGCATAAAAATTCGCTATGCTCGGCGCTGGACTTGACGATGCATAGCGAATGCTCATCGAGCCTTCGGGCGTAAATGTTGGACTGGCGTAGGCGGCAACAAAGTGAAGGAGGAATCCATCACTTCCCATCGTGATTCCAGACGCGACGACAGGAGTTGATGCACGGGCAAATGCGCCATAAGCGCCAATCTTCGCATTGCGCCAACATTGGCTAAAAGTATTCGCATAAGCCGAGACGCTGAAAGGCACACTCATATATCCGTTGGAATCTCCAGCCTGGCGCTCCCTGTAAAAAACACAGCCGCATGGTCCGCTGCCACTCCATGCGGTCAAGACAGTCCATCCCGCCGGCGGAGTCATGGAAATACTGCTGCCAGTCGCCGCGACAAACACCAGAATAAGATCGCCGACCTGCGCGCCGGGGGGGATCGCGAAGGTTGCTGAGCTAGATAACATCGATCCGTTTATGACGCTGAATGAATTGATATATTCAGCCTTTCCCTTCGCGGCCGCCGCCATCATCAATCTGCGCGTGATTTCATCCATGGCCGCGCCTCACGAACTATAATTGGCCAGCGCCGCGCCACGCCATGTCGCGCCGCCGTCATCCGTGTGGAAGATGAACAGATGCACCTTGCCGGTGGTCAGGCTGGGGGCAGCGCCGTTCGGCCACTGGACGCCGGAAAACCATGTCACGGTGCCGGATGTGTGAGTCAGTTCCAGCGTGAAGCCATAGGAGCGCGAGGCCGGGACATTTGAAACGGTGAAGGTCGAATTGCCCGCGATCGTCTTGGTGAAATAATTGCCCGCCGCGCAATCGATATTCAGCGCGGCCATGGCCGTGACGTTCGCGCGCTGCGACCCGTTGGCATAGATCGCGCCGCTCAGGGTCGGGCTGGCGGCGGCCGCCTTGCCCGAAAGATCATCGGTCAGGCTGCCTATGGCGTTCGTGATGGCAAGGATTTCGGCGCTCAGCCCGTCAATGTCCGCGATGCCATGGTCATGGGCGATGGCGGCAAAACGTCCGTCCGCCTGCGCCCTCGACCATACTTGCGCCAATAGGGCGGCGGCGAGCGCATCGCCGAAACCGGCGTCGACCCACTCCGTCTGAATGGCTTCCAGTTCCTGCCGGATGGTGTTGACCTGCTGATAGGCCGGAATCAACACTTCGGCCATGCGGTCGAGCATCAGGCGGCGCAGCTCTTCGACGGCGGCGGAAAATTCCGGCTGGCTCGATTCCAGCGCGCGAAGGCGGGCGATGATATAATCCATCGCCCGGTTCATGCGGTCGGGCGTTGCCGATCGATCCTTGTCGAAGTCGAGTTCAGACGGCAGGCTGGACATTGTCGGCCGCCCCCGCTTCTTCCAGCCGCTGCAACAGCAGCGCGTCGACAGTGATCCGCGCGCCGCGCCGGAACTGCGGTCCCAGCAGCCCCGGCGGCACGGCCGACAATGTCACCTCAAAGCGGCCCTGTTCACCCTGCGGCGCGGTCCTGCGCGCCCTGCTTGTCCTGTTCGTCATGGTGATTCCTCCTTAGAGCGCGAAGTCCTTGCGGGCGGCGATGTGGAAGCCGTTGAGGACATTGTCCGTGGTCCCCGACAGCTTGATGCGGTAGCTGGCCACCGGCGCGCCCAGCGCGAAGGTCCACGTCCGTTCGATCGCGCCGTCTTCGGTCACATTGTCCACCGTCGTGGAGGGGGCCGTCTCCGTCGCATAGCCGCCGCCGGTCCGCAGATGGCAGGTCGCCACATGATGATCGCCGTCGAAATCCTCCAGCCGCGCGGTCACATGGATGCTGTCGGACGATGACGGCAGGTTCCGAATGGCGGAAAAATGGGTGAAGGCCGTCCTGGGCCGCGAGACGGCGACCTGCGATCCGGTCAGGCTGACCGCGGGCATCACGTCCGTGGTCCCGCTGAACACCGCGCGGAAGGGCAACAGCGGCGGGATCGCGCCGCCAGCCCCCAACGCCAGTTCCTGCGCGCTGGCCAGCGGATGCCAGATCGAACCGATCTGCACTTCATAGGTCAGCTGCGCGGCGCCCGGAACGACCGTGGGCGCGAGCACGTCGATATCGACCACGCCGCCGATCAGCTGGATCGGGGCCAGTTCGATGACGGTGCGCGATGCCGCGAATTCCGCCGCGTGGAGCGAGAAAGCGATATCCTTCGTCCCGTCGCCCTGCTGATAGGCCCCGTCCAGCACATAGAACATCGTGCCCTGCGGATAGACGCTGCCCTGGACCGTGCCGACCCAATGGTCCGCCGCCGTCAGGATGACGATGGCATAGCGGACGCCGCCGGTCAGGAAGGTCGGCTGCAAGGGAATGACGGTATCCTCCCCCAGCTTGAGCGCCGCGCGCTCGACCGTGGCGCGGGCAATGACCTTGTCCAGCAGCGGCGCGCCGCGATCCGTCTCGCAGATCGCGATCGTCACCGCCCCGTCCGCCGCGAGCCGGGTGAAGCGCAGGCCCACCGCGTCCAGCCACATGTCATTGGCCTGAAGGAAGGTTTCCGCCACCTGCGTTCCATTCACGCTATGCGCGGTGGTGACATCCTCCCAATAGGTTTCCTCATAGCTGTCTTCCCAGAAATAGGGCACTCGCACATGGTGGTGATACAGGACGGCGCGGGAAAAGGCCGTCGGGACCAGCGCTTCGCCGATCAGTCCGAAAATCGAAGCGGTGGCGTTATACAGGCCCGATTTCCACCATGCCGCGCTGGTCGAAACTGTCCAGCTTCCGCCATAGCGGATGCGGGTGCGGCTGACGGTTTTCTGCACCATCTCATGCGTGGCGTAGGTGTAGGCGCTGAGTTGCACTTCGCCGGTGGCGGGGCCGACGCTCATGCGCCTGGCGCGGCTGTAGGCCGGGAACAGCATCCCGCCCACGATCTTGGCCTTCGGGTTGAGCGGATCGAACACCTGCAGGGGCGCGACATTGGCGGCGTCATCGGCGAAGCGCAGCCCTTCCTGCAGCTTGACCGACGATCCCGCGAAGGCCAGGTCCGAACCCGACGCATCAAGGAAGAAGTCGGCGGCGGAATCGAGCGCGTTGCCGGGAATGTCCAGCTTCTTTTCCATGACGGCGATGCGGCCCAGCATCCGGCCATACATGTCGAGGCCGACCACCGTGGCCTGCCCCTTGGTCAGCGCGGCGATATCCGACGCCAGCGATGCGACCTGCGGGTCGACGCGATCGCGGAAGGTTTCGAGCGCGCCGGTGCGGGCGGCGACCGCCTGCACGCTGTCGAGCCGGTTGGCCGTCATCATGGTGACGGACTGGATGCCGGTCGGGATCAGGACGATGCGCGCCACTTCGACCACGCCGGCATCAAGGATGGGCGGCAGCGGGTCCGCATTTTCCTGACCCGATGCGACGTTGATCGTGCAAAGGCGGGCGGTTTCCATCGCGACCGTGCGCGATTCCGACGATCCGGTTTCGACATCGAGCAGGAATTCGCGCGGCCGCACGTCCGTCTGCGCTTCGTCGCCATAGATGACCAGGCTGACGATCTTGCGCGTGGCGATGGGCAGCGACGTGGTGAAGTCCTTGGTGAAGACCGTGTCGCGCTTGTAGACGCGGCCCTGGACATAGAGGCGGCCCGGTTGCACCGTCAGTTCGGCCACGCCGGTGGCGACCGCGTCGAAGCCCGCATATTTGCGGTCGGCGGTCAGGCCGTCCGCGACGATGTCATCCATGGACGACTGCGCGAAAGCCTGCACATTGTTCAGATCGGCATGGCTCAGGTCCATGCGATCGTGAAAATTGACCCGACGCTCCATTAGACGATCTCCCTATTTTCTCCGAAGGTGAATTCCCCGAACCGCAGCCCGGTGCCGAAGCGCGCGATCTCGCGCGTGGCCGTGTCGATCAGGATCGTGTCGCGCAGCGCCTTGGACACGCGGACGGCTTCCAGCGCGCGATGCAGCGGGGCAAGGTCGGCCGCCATGACATGGCCCTGCCCCAGCCAGCGGCCCGCGCGCTGGCGCGGACGGCGCATGGGAACGCGGACTTTCAGTTCCGCGCTGAAGGGCGACATGCCCAGCCGCGAAACGCCATACCAGCTACGCACCTTCCGCATGGTCGCGGCGCGATCGGCCTGATGAAGATAGATGCAATCGAACTGCATCATCGGCCCGTTGGACTGCATCAGGAAACCGCCGAAGCGGCGCGCGAAAGCCAGCGGGCGCGGCGCGATCCGGTTGATCGCCACGCGCTGCGGGCGGACGTCGATCGGCTCGATTCCCGGCGGCACGGCGAAATCGGAGGCGCTATCGTCCAGGCGCAGCGTAACGACCTGATCGGCGGCGGCGGAGGCCTGCAACCAGAATGCGCCATAAAAGCGCCCGCGCCGCATGGTGCGCCGCAGGAAGATGCGGGAGACGATGCCATCGGTCAGCCGCTCGATGCGGACCGGGATTTCATGGCCCTGATCATGCCAGGCCGCGCGCTCGCCCAGCAGCAGGACGCCGCGCGAATCCCGCAGCCAGTCCGTGCCCCACCAGCTGCGCCCGCGCGTCAGGAAGGCGCGCCGATCCGCGATCGACGGCGTGCGGAACGGATAAATCCTGATCTGGGGCAGGCGGGCGCGCCATGACGCCAGCTCCTTTTCCGTCAGCGCGCCGTGCAGCCAGCTTTTGGCCGGGGGCCGCGTGACGCTCAGCAACTCGGCGTCGACCAGCGCCAGATGAGCGCGGATGCCCGCGACGGTGGTTTTCAGGCGGTGCAGCTGGAACGCCTTGCGGCAGACCTCGCGCTTGCGGGTTTCGCTCCAGCCTTCCTGCCAGATGTCCACCGAAAGCTGCCATGCCAGATGGCCCAGCATCCATGCGGGGCACAGATCAGGATTCCCATATTCGGGGATCGTTTCCGCCCGCAGGCGCGTGAAGGGATCGGCCGCGCCGCGCGCCAGCGCCCTTTCCAGCAACGTGCTGCCCGATGGCAACAGCAAGGCGTGGGCGGCCGTCATGCGCCGACCGTCTCGATCGCGATGGACAGGTCGCGCAGCCAGGGCGCGCCATAGGGACCGGGATCGATGTCGCCGCCCGCGATCGTCACATGCTCGACGCCGCCCACGGACGCCGCCGAACTGATCATCTGGGCAAAGACGACAGCGCCGACGCGATGGCGCAGGGCCGCATATCCGCGCACCGCCTGCTGCGCCGCCGCGCGCAGCAGCGACTGGTCGGGGCCGGGCCGGACCCACAGCGTCAGCGCCACGTCATAAGGCAGGATATCCGCCGCGCGCACCGTGACGATGTCCGTCAGCTGCACCGCGTCGTCATCCTGAAAGGACTGCGTGACAAGGTGGACGATGTCAGGCGAAACCGTGCCGTCGCCGTCCCGCGCCAGCAGGACGATGTCGATCTGCCCGCCATCGCGCTTGATGCTGGCGACGTCCTTGATCGCCGGGGTCAACCGGCGGACGCGCGAGCGATAGCCAGCGCCGGTGAGGCCCGCATAGGGCAGCTGCTCGGGCGCAAGCTGGATGCGCGCGCGCAGCGAGTCGTCATCTTCCCAAATCGCAGGTTCGCTATCGGTCGCCGCGCGGATCAGCTGACGCTCCACGCCATAAAATGCGGCCAGATGATCCAGATCGCTATCGCGGCCGAAGGCCAGCATGATCGATCGGCCCACATCGTTGAGCCGCTGGCGCAACAACATTTCGCGATAGGCGAAGACCTGCAGTATTTTTGTCGCCGGATCGCTTTCGCGCGGCGTGAAATCGGGCCATTCCTCCCGCGCCGCCGCGATCAGCGCGGACAGGATCGCTTCATAGTCCAGCGTTTCCACGAACGCGGGAGGCGGCAGTTTCGACAGGTCGAGCGCGACGGAGGAAGTAAGGGCCATGGCGCGCGATGGTCTGCACGGGCGGGCGGGCCATGCCATCGCGCCCTTGTGTAGAGGGCGGCCCTACACAAGGGCGCAGGTCGTTAGTTCTCGCTGAAGGGCGGCCTGGAACGCTCAACCTCAGCGCCGTCGCGATCAAATTCCACGATCGAGACATTCTCGCCGCCAAACCATTCGGTTCCCTCGGATGCCGCATCATAGCTATCGAAGCGGTCAGCGCGCGAAATATCCGAATCCCATTCGTTGGCGCCACTCCAGAATTCAGGGGCTTCATCCTCATCGGATTCACGCAGCACATACCATCCTTCACGCATTTTTTTACTCCTTGAGTATGCAGGACACATCCTGCGCCAATTCAACAATTTTGGGTAATAACGGGCATAAGCGAGCAGCGCTCAGCTTTGTCCATCAGGTAGCACCGCGCGTGACTCATGGTCGGGTAATGCTGCGAAGCTCCCATCAATTTGGCGGACGATGGCTGGTGCGTCAAGCCTGCAAAATCATGCCCCTGTTTAGAAGCGCCCTATCAGCCCAGATCGTCCGCCAGATGCAGATACAGCATGTCGAGCATGTGTTCACGATCGGCGGCGGTGTCGCCCAGCAGTTCGCGGCGCGGATAAGGAATGGCGGCGGCGCGGACGGATGGCTTGTCGCGCAGGCCGCGCTGGTGGACGGTGGCGATCTCCGACACCTTGCCGGAAAAGCCGACCCAGAAGCCCTGATCGTTGATGCCCGTCCGCAGGAACCGCCCGCTGGCGAGGCGGCGGAACATCGCGCGGCGGCGCACGCCACCCCGGCGGCGCAGCTTGCCCGCCCCGGCATTGCGATATTCTTCCGGCACGGGCAGCCATTTCACGACCTTGTCGAATTCGAACGAGCGGATGCCGCCCGCCTCGATATCGAAGCCGGTCATCATGCGCCCGGTCGTCCAGGCGAAACTTTTCATGATGACCCGGCGCGGCGCGCCGCCGCCGCCCGATGGATAAAGGAAACAGGCCGCGCCGCGTCCCATGACCGGCGGCGACTTTTCCTTGCGGGGCGCGAAGGCCGATCCGTCCGGTTGCCGCTGCGCCGCGATCCGCTCGCGCTGGCCCTTCGCCAGTTCCCGCGCCATGCGCCGCATCAGCGTGCGGCGCTGGCCCGATGACAGGCTTTGCAGCAGCGCGCCCGCGATCCGTTCGACTTCGGCCAGATCGTCGGTCATGCGGCGCGATCAGGCATTGGGCGGAACGGCGTCTGTCAGCACCGCGCCGGGATCGGCGCTTTCGGCCAGGCGCTCGACATTGCCGAAGCCCTGAATGAATGTCGCGCTGACACCGCTGAAATGATCGGTCAGGTCGGGTTCCGGCGGATGGGAAAGATCATAGCCGCTGCCGTCCGCGCGCGGCATCACCAGCACATTTTCAGTGAGGTCGATCGACAACAGCAGATCCGACTTGTCGCCGTCGAGCAGGTCCGGTTCGAAGCTGAACGGGCTATTGTCGCTCTGGCTCAGCAGCGATGGCTGTTCCTTTTCGATCCACGCCAGCACCGCGACCATGACATGATCCGGGTCGCCCGCGAAATCCCACAGCCCGACCTTGGCGGTATAGGCATATTGGAAGGACAGGCTGCGCGACTGCCGCGACAACACGCGCACCGCTTCCGCATAGACGGTCATCAGGTCGGGATGCTTGCCATAGTCGGGCAGGCAGAGCGTCAGCCATTTGCGGAGGCTGGCGAGCTTGTGCATCAGCGCGACCCGTTCGACAGGCGGACCTGCCCCTGCAATTCGATCAGGGTCGCGCGGATCTGGCCCGCCACATCATAGAGGCTGGTCAGGCTGCCATGGCATTGCGCGCCGGTCATATCCCCCGCGTCAGTCCGCTGGACGCTCGGCAATCGGGCGGGTGTCGCCAGCAATCCCCCAGATATCGTCGCGGTTGGCGGTGGCGGCGGCGCGGTCGAGCAGGCCGACGCCGTCAGCATCAACGCAGACGTTGCGATAGACCGGACGCTCAATGACCTTCTGGCTTTCATGATAGATTTCCCTGACAGCGGACTGGCGGGCATATTCGCCCGCCTGAAAGCGTTCGTTCGACGCATCGATCTGGCCCTGCAGCTTCTGGCGTTCAGCCTCGCGCGCATCGTCAGCGCGCTTCTGCGCCGCTTGCTCCTGCGAGACGCCCATGCTCACGCCATGGAAATAACCGCCGATCCCCGCCGCGCAGGCGGCGAGCGCCCCCGCCATGGCGACATGCGACAGGCCCAGCGTCATGGCAGCAGCCCCTTGAAATAGGTTCGGCGGGAATAGGTCAGCACGTCCTTTCGCAACCGGCCTTCCCGATAGCTGACGTGAATCCAGCCGCTATTGGGTTGGCCGCGAACATAGTTTTCAAGAATCAGCTGGTCGAACGGCAGGCGGTCGCGGATGAATGTCGCGACGGTGACATTGTCGATGCCGCTGATTTCCAGATCGGCCGCTTCGCCCTGCGCGTGCTGGCTTGTCGACGATGACCCCACCGCCAGACAGAGTTTGATCGACCGAAAGCCCGAGGTGATGCGGATCGGCCTGCCGAAATGAGCGCGCAGCGGTTCCAGCACCTTGCCGCAGAGCAGCTGCATGGCGGCGATCGAGCGGGCACCGGGCGTGTTGTCGATCCGCTGGGCGGTTGCGGTCGCGGACGCGGTGAATTCGGCCAGGCTGAAATGGGGCGAAAGCTGCATGGCGATCAATCCTTGTTGGGCAGGAAGCGGTCGGCGACGCGGCCCGGCACGCTGGTCAGCGTGTCGATGACCGCGCGGGCGATGCGGGGCGTGGCGTCGAAGGCGAGAAGGGCAATCCCGAACGCGATCGACTGCGCGACGAAATCATTCCAGCCGGTGAAGGCGATGATCGCGCGGGTCGCATAGAAGCTGACGGTTGATCCCACGATCCATTGGAGGAAGCGGTGCCGCCATGACAGGCCGGGTTTCCATGCCTGCGCGACCGCCGATCCGATCAGCGACGGCGACAGCGAACCGACGACTTCGGGGGCGTTCTGCAGGAAGGTGCGAATATCCATGTCTAGTCCCAAAGCTGGATGAGGGGCAGCGTCCGCGCGGCGGCCGCGTTATCGGTGGCGGGAACGGTGATGAGCGTCCCCAGCGGCAGGATGGGATCGTGCCGGGAAAGGCCGGGATTGGCTTCCAGCACGCGGCTGACATGCGCCGGTCCCAGCCCCGCGTCGCGGAACAGCAGCAGGTCGATGGTGTCGCCCTGCTTCGCGATCAGGCGCATGGCGGCGGCCATCAGATCAGGTCCACGGTTGTGCGGGTGCGGTCCAGCATGTCGCGGATGGCGTGCTGGGCATCGCGGCGCAGGTCGCCGATCGACTGTTCCAGTTCGTCGGCCTGGTTGACGCCAGCGGCGGTCAGGTCGAAATCGCGATGGCGGTCGATCAGTTCGGCCTTGGCGAATAGCTCGATGGCGCGCTGATAGCGGATGACCTGCACGCTCTGCCCGTCCAGTTCCGGCGCGGGAACAGCGTCCAGCGTCTCATGCCCGCTGGCGATCGCGGCCGAGGCAAAGGCGCGCAGGTCGATTTCCGCCCGCATGATCGCGCCAAGGATCGCGGCGCGCAGGCGCGCAGGCGTGATGCTGGAGGGGATGCGCGCGGCATCGCGCACCGCAACGGGATCGATGTCGGGAAAGAAGCCGTCATTGATGACAGCGGCTTCCGCTGCGGGCGGCGCTTCTTCGGCGGCGAGCGTGGGGCGCGCGACGAAGCTCATGCGAGGATCAGCCGGATCAGCGCCGCGCTGGCATAGGCAAAGATGATGGCGCCCATGGCGACCAGCACCCAGCACAGCCAGCCATAGCGGCGAATGGTCGAGCGGCGCGCTTCCATCCCCATGAAGATGCGGAGCGCCACGCCATAGGCCGCGAACAGGCCACCCGCCGCCATGACGACCAGCAGCAGCGCGGCCTTGAGGATGAAGAAAGCGACGATGGCGAACATGATTCCTCCGATATCGGCCCCCGGTTTACGTGGGTGGGGATCGGGTCAGAGGACGGCCCTTCGGCCCGAAGGCCTCCCGTCTCGCGCGATCCGCCCACGAGCGCCGGGGGCGAGCCTGTCAGGCGGCGCTATCGCCGCCCTGTTCCGTTGCGGGCGCGGCGGCGGCGCAGGCCGCCAGCAGCTTTTCGGCCCGTTTGATCCTGTCCTTGACGCCCACGCGATCGTTGAGGCGCTGCGCTTCGCGCAGGGCCGTCAGAGCATGGTTCAAAGCCGTGGGCGCTTCCTGCGCCTCGACATCCTCCGCATGACGCAGCAGTTCGACGCCCATGGCCTTCATCAGCTTGGCGCGGGCTTCATCATGCATGTCGGCGGTGTCGGTCAGGCCATCGACGCGGAAAAGGATGGCGAGGGGGAATGTTTCGCCCGCATTCTGCACCTTGATCGCGGCGTCCGCGATTTCCTCGACCAGCACGGTCGCGACATCGCGATTATAGCGCGAGGGCATCGCGACATCGTGCCGAAGCAGAAATTCGCCTAGATCGAGCGCGTCGTCGAATTCGCCGATGTCGATAAGCCAGACCATGACGGTCGGCGCGACTTCCGCAGCGGTGCCTGTTCCGACGCCCTTGTCCGCTTCGAACAGGCCTTTCACCCAACTGATATATTCTGGCAGCATCAGCCGCTTCGCTTCGACCTTCTTGTCGATCGATTTGATTTCCTTGAGGCGGCGCAGATCATGGGTGAGGCGAAGGGCAATTTCAGCGGCGGCGCGATCGGCCGCCATGGCGTTGGTCGCCCCCGCTGCCGGGGGAAGGTCGGCAGCGGGGACGTGGCCCGCTCCACCATCGGGAGCGGACGCAGCGGATTGGGCGGCAAGGATGCGGTCCCGGTGTCGGCGAGCAAGGCTCATGTGCGTGTCCTGTCAGATGAAGCGGGATGGCTGCGGGTCAGGCCGGTTTCGGCCCCATCACAATGTTTTCGACCAGAACAGCCTTGCCGTAATCCTCGACCACAAAGGCCTCATTGACGCTTTCATAGTTGGCGATCTGGGTAAGTTCCGGTTCGTCCTTGAGGTAACGGCGGCGCGATTCCTCCTGCTCATAGACCGCCAGATTCTTGTAACTGGTGATCAGAAGGCTGTTGGCCGGGAAGTCCGGGACGCGTTCGGCGGCAAAACCACCGACCTGATTGGCGGCGCGCAGGATGGCATCGCGGGCGATCTGTTCGGTCGGCGTATCGCCCGCCTTGTTGATGATCGGCATATATTTGTCGTGGACGAGGTCGCGGCTGATCATCACCACCAGATCGTCGGCGTCCTGATGCCAGTCATCGAGCAGCGTGCTGGCATCCTTCACCAGCGCATCCAGATTGACATAGTCGCGCTTGGTCGCGTCAGCGACATCCGCGACATAGATCGCCTTCCCGGCCGCCGTCAGAGCACCATCATCCAGCACGCGCTCCGGCGCGTAGGTGCGGATTTTGTGCAGCCAGCCCTTGTTGACGTCCTGCAAGCGAGGATTGGCGACCAGATCGGTCGCGGCGGCGACGGACGTGCCGTGAAAACCGATCGAAATACGGTCAAGCCCCTGCCGTTTGATGATGACGTCGCGAACCAGTTGCTGGAATTCCGGCTTGTGCCGCCAAGCATCGAGCCGTTCCCAGCTGATTGCGTGATCGTAGAAGGTCTGCTCGCACCGATAGCGGCCGCCATCGCTGGTGTCGGTCGGGTCGGTGGGCGTGCGGCGCGTTCCGCCACGCGTATTGACGCGCCCCGCAAGCGGCCGGGTTACGCCCACGCCCACTTTGTCGCCTTCCTGATTCACGACGGTTTCGAACGCGATCTTTTGCAGGAAGGCGCTCGATGCCTGGATGAGTTCGACCATCCTCTGCTGGACCGCAGGCGCGACCGAAAAGCTCTCTGTGGCCTTTTCGACGCCATTGAGACGAGCCAGCTGGCTCAGATAGGCCTTGAAGGCAAGGCGGGTTTCACGACGCATCGATATGCTCCTGGCAGAAGAAAGGGGATTTTTAGGAACGACGCCGGTCAGCAGTCCGTCTGAATGCTGCCGTTGCCGCCAGTCGCGGGCTGGCGGTTGAACCCGCTGTGCTGTTCTCTGGTCTTGAGCTTTGCTTCCAGCGCGTCGAAGCGGCCTGAGAGAGCCTCCATGCGATCGTGACCGGGCTTCACCGCCGCCGCGATCTGTTCGCCCATGACGACCGCGAACTGCGCGATGTCGAAACGGTTGTCATTGGCGGGCGTGGGCGGCGTCTGCGGCGGCTCTTCCTTCGGCTTTTCCTGCGGTTTGAACAGGGCGGCAAAGGCCGCGATGATGCCGCTCTTCGTCGCTTCCGCGATTGTCGCGCCATCGGTCGCCGGTTCGATTTCCAGCGCCGTTTCATGGGCCGGGGTGAAGACATTGGGCCGCGCCATGGCGGCGAATTTCAGCGGTTCGGTGCCCAGAGAAGCCGGATTGTCGGTGACGGCCAGGCCGACCAGATAGGCGGTCCCCTCGCCCGCGAAGTCAGGATGGATTTCGCAGCTGGTGAACAGCTTCTGACCGGCCTTGTTGATGGCGACCAGATTGTCGTTGGCGTCGAGTGCGGCATAGAGGCCGAGCAGCCTCTTCTTTTCGCCGTTGATGATGAGTTCGACTTCCTCCGTCTTGAGCGACAGGACGGAGCCATAGGCGTTGAACGGGCGATCCGGGCTGAGGCCGGGGATATGCTCGCAATTGATGCGGGCCGTGTAGGTCGCCGGATCATAGCTGGCGGCCATCTGTTCCAGCCATTCGCGCTGGATCACGCGCCCGTCAACGGTCGCGCCTTCGACGGCGATGCGGAAATATTTGGTCTTTGCCATGATCGGTCCGGTTCCTGTTCCTGCGTGACGGCGCGCGGGGCGCGAATGACGGTGCAGAAAGGGACCGAAGGCGGCGGCGTCTCAAGTCCGCCCTTGTGTAGAGCGCGACCTTACACAAGCGGCGCGATGCAGCGGGCGGGATCGGCGCGGCATGGTCCGCCGCGATGTCCACGCCTGTCCCTCCGCAACCCGGCGCACCGTCTGTCATGTGGCAGTTCGATCCGCGCCGCCATGCGCGCAGCCTCTATTGGCGGGGCTGGGGCGTCACGCAGATCGCGGAGGAATTCGCGCTGCACGGCGTCGTCAATGACAAGGGCGGTCCGATCCCGCGCGCGACGATCGAAGCGTGGAAACAGCGCGACCGCTGGGATGACGCGCCGTCGATCCGCAAGATCGAGGATAGCCTCGAAATCCGGCTGATGACGCTGATCGCCAAGGAAAAGAAAACTCCGGGCGATCTGGTCGAAATGGATGCGTTGTCGCGGCAGATCGAAAGCCTTGCCCGCGTCCGCCGCTATGACGCTCCCGGTGGCCATGCGGGCGACCTAAACGAGAAGGTCAATAACCGGAACGCGGGACCGCGCAAAAAGCCGAAGAAGAACCATTTCACCGCCGACCAGGCGGCGGAACTCAAGCGCATCTTCCTCGATGGCCTGTATGATTACCAGCATCGCTGGTGGCAGGCGAAGGATCAGCGCACCCGCATGATCCTGAAATCGCGCCAGATCGGCGCGACCTATTATTTCGCGTTTGAAGCCCTGATCGACGCGATCGAAACGGGCCGGAACCAGATATTCCTGTCGGCCTCAAAGGCGCAGGCGCATCAGTTCCGCTCCTATATCGTGGCCTTTGGCAAACTGGTCGGCGTGGCGCTGACCGGCGATCCGATGCTGATCACGTCCGACCTCCGCCCGCCGGAGGAAGCGGCGGCGGAACTGATCTTCCTTGGGACCAATTCGAAGACGGCCCAAAGCTATCACGGCAATTTCTATTTCGACGAATTCTTCTGGGTCCACGGCTTCGAAGTGCTCAACAAGGTCGCCTCCGGCATGGCGACCCACAAGAAGTGGCGGAAAACATATTTTTCAACGCCTTCCAGCGTTGCCCACCAAGCCTATCCCTATTGGACCGGCGAACGGAAGAACAGGCGGCGAAAGAAGGCTGATCAGCTCAAAATCGACGTTTCCCATGCGGCGCTGAAGCTGGGCCTGCTGTGCGACGACAGGACGTGGCGGCACATCGTCACCATCCGCGACGCGGAGGAAGGCGGCTGCGATCTCTTCGATATCGAGGAATTGCAGGACGAATATGCGCCCGACGAATTCGCCAACCTGTTCCTGTGCGAATTCGTGGACGACAGCCTGTCGGCCTTCAAGTTCAACGACATGATCGCCTGCGGCTGTGACAGCCTGGTCGAATGGACGGATTTCAACATCGAGGCGCTGCGGCCTTACGGGATGCGTTCCGTCTGGGCCGGTTACGATCCACAGGAAAGCGAGGACGGCGACAATGCCGCGCTCGTCATCGCCGCGCCGCCGCTGGTCGAAGGCGGGCCGTTCCGCATATTGGAGCGCCACCAGCTGCGCGGCCTCGATTTCGAAGAACAGGCCGAATTCATCAAGCGGGTGCTGTCCCGCTATAATTGCACCTATCTGGGTATCGACGCGCAGGGCGTCGGTGCGGGCGTCTATCAGCTGCTCGCCAAGCCGGGGGCGATCCCTGGCTGCTCCGTGGTGAAGATCGAATATTCGCTCGACGTCAAAGCCCAGATGATCATGAAGGCGCAAAATGTCGTCCGCCGGGGCCGCATCGCCTTTGACGCGGGGATGCTCGACATCGTTTCCGCATTCGTATCGATCAAGAAAACCCTGACCACCAGCGGGCGGAACATCACGTTCAAGGCCGGTCGCGGCGGCAATGACGGCCATGCCGATCTGGCATGGGCGACGATGCACATCCTCATGAACGAGCCGCTGGACGGCAAGGAAAAGCCCAAGGGCACGATGGAGATTCTATGACCAAGCGCGCACGCAACCGCCGCCCATCCACCGCCATGGCGGCGCAGGAAAAGATCGGCGCGAACGACAATCTGGCTGACGATCGCCGCGCGCAGGTTTCCGCCTTCACCTTTGGCGATCCGGAACCCGTGCTGGATCGGGCCACGCTGCTCGACATGATCGAATGCTGGCACAATCAGCGCTGGTATGAGCCGCCGCTGTCATTGGACGGCCTCGCGCGGGCCTATCGCGTCAGCCCGCACCATTCGAGCGCGATCATGTTGAAGCGCAACATGCTGGCGGCCAGCCTTGATCCCACGCCCTACCTGTCGCGCCGCGACTTCATGGCGGCGGTGCAGGACTATCTGGTGTTCGGCAATTTCTATCTGAAAATCACGCGCAACCGGCTTGGCGATCCGCTGCGCCTTAATCATGAACTGGCGAAATATGTGCGGCGCGGGATCGAGGCTGGCAGCTATTGGTGGGTGCCAGGATACAAGAATGAAGTCGAATATCCGCGCGACACCATCGTCCATGTGGCCGCCCCTGACGTCAATCAGGAGATTTATGGCCTGCCCGAATATCTGTCCGCCCTGCAATCGGCGCTGCTCAATGAAAGCGCGACCCTGTTCCGCCGCCGCTATTATCTGAACGGCAGCCATGCGGGCTTCATCCTCCATGCGACGGGTCAATTCACGGAAGGCGATGTCGACGCGATCCGCGAAGCCATGAAGAAATCCAAGGGGCCGGGGAATTTCCGCAATCTGTTCGTGCACCAGCCCGAAGGCAAGGAAGGCGGCATCAAGGTCGTTCCGATCGCCGAGGTCGGCGCGAAGGACGAATTTCTGGGGATCAAGAACACGACGCGCGACGATGTGCTGGCCGCGCATCGCGTGCCGCCCCAACTTCTGGGAATCATCCCGGCCAATGCGGGCGGCTTCGGCGATCCGGCCAAGGCGCTCGACAGCTTCTTCGAACTGGAAATCGAGCCGTTGCAGGCCGTCTGTCTGGAAGTGAACGAAAAGCTGGGCGTCGAAGCCGTCCGGTTCAAGGAACGGGCAAAAGCGCCCGCCTGATCCATCGCAGACCGGCGCTAAGCCGGGAAGCGGGGGGGAGCCGCGCTGTCACGCGGATCACCGACGAGACCTACACTCGCCACGACCAATGGCCACCCTGGCCCGTCCCGCCCCTGTCCAGGGCGGGCGTTCGTTTGAAGGCAAATGGTAAATATGACCCTAACCGCAGTCCGTCCCGTTTCCCCCGCCGCCGGTTACATCGGCGGCAAGCGCAATCTGGCGCGCCGGATCTGCGCGATCATCGATCGCGTGCCCCACGACAGCTATGCCGAACCTTTCGTGGGCATGGGCGGCATTTTCCTGCGCCGCAGCCGCCGACCCGCCGCCGAAGCGATCAATGATGTTTCGGGCGACGTGGCGACCTTCTTCCGCGTCCTTCAGGAGCATTATCCCTATTTCATCGACATGCTGCGCTTTCGCGTGGCGAGCAGGGCTGAATTCGAACGGCTGAAGGCATTGCCGCCCGAGCGGCTGACGGATCTGCAAAGGGCCGCGCGCTTCCTCTATCTTCAGCGACTTGCTTTTGGCGGCAAGGTGGAAGGCCGCAATTTCGGTGTATCGCGCGGGATGGGGAGCCGCTTCAACGTCACGAAGCTGGAACCGATGCTGGCGGATATTCATGAACGGCTTGCGGGCGTCGTCATCGAGCAGCTGGGCTATGACGAGTTCATCCGGCGCTATGACGGCGACGGCGCGCTGTTCTATCTCGATCCGCCTTATTGGGGTTGTGAGCGCGACTATGGACAGGACGTCTTTAGCCGCGGCGATTTCGAGCAGCTGGCCGCCCAGCTGGGGCCGATCAAGGGCAAGTTCCTGCTGTCGATCAACGACACTCCCGGCGCGCGCGCGACGTTCGGGCGCTTTCGCATGGCGGAAACTGCAACGACCTATTCGATCAGCGGCAGGAGCCAGCAAGCGGGCGAATTGATCGTGAGCAATTTCGCCATCGCATAGGCGAAACGCGGGCGGCGGCTCAGGCCGCTGTCCGCATCACGCTCAGGCCGCCTCTTCCAGCATGGCGTCGATCATGCTGGCATGGGCGGCCTCGATCTCATCGGATTCCGGCGCGAAAACCGCATCGCCCCGAACCCTGGCGATCAGCTCCTGGCCGGGATCGCGGACGGCTATCAGGACTTCGCGCACATGCGGCAGGAAATCCCTCCAATACGCGTTCACCCACCCAACCACATAGGGGTCGGCCTCAAGCCAGCTTTGGCTTTTGACCAGATATGCCGTAGCGAAAACACGTGCTGCGCGTTCAAGAGGGGTCACCCCGCCTTCTCCCCTGTATGTCGATCCGCTAGCAACACGTTACGCGCGGCATGGTTCCGTCGCGCATTCATTCGTCGACCTGGCATGTGGGGGAACGGATTGGCCCGCGCGAGGTTATTGGACCTCAGCCAGGCGCCAGCTCCGGCGGCGGCACAGATGAAGGACAGCTGATGACAGCCGCCGGATGGTTCATCGCCGGAAACCTTGTAAGTCTGGGCCTGGCCTTCCGACACCGGCGCGCCATCATGCGCTGGCTCGTCCGTTATCAATATTGATTTCTTGCCCCTCAAAGGGAGATTGATTCCCGGCTTTGAAATATTCTTTCGCCCCCCCCCAGACAGGGACATTTTCTTTCAATTGGAGGATGATCGCCTGTTGCAGTTCAGGAACCGCCCGTATCAGGTTCAGCAACTCCCGCGCGCCGCCATCGCTATGGCCCGCCAGATATTCGCTCGTTTCGTCCGGTCGCCCCAAAAAGCCGCGCGAAGGCAGAAGAAGCTCCAGCGTGTCGCCAATGATGCGAGTCCTGATTTTGAAGTAATGCAGCCGTTCAATGACAGCGGTTGCCACAAGTCGCAGTAACACAGTATCTCACCCCCAGAATACATGTTTTGCGACCTGTTTTTTGCACGGTTAGGCGCGACATTGGATGTTGGCAAGAGTGATCGTTGATCGCGGCGCTCATTCATTGCAGCCTTCCGCATGGCGCAAGCGCGGGCGGCGGCTCAGGTCGCTGTTCTATCCGCATTCGCAGGCCCAGCGCTGGCAGCACCTTCAGCATGGTCGCCAGCGTCGGGTTCCTTCCGGCCCAAGGGCGCGATAAAGCTGCTGAGGGTTGATGCCAGTTTCCTTCGCCAGCTCGACCATGCCATGCGCGCGAGCGACCATGCCGATCGCCTTGGCGATGATCTGGGCATCGCCGGTTGCGACAGCATCGGCCAGCAGTTCGGCCTGATCCTCCGCTTCGGTCAGATGTTCCGCCGCGTCGAAAGGCGCGATTTCCTGCATCACAATGCCAGCGCCTTCCGCAGCACCTCATTGATCCGCGATTGCCATCCCGGTCCGCCCGCGCGCAGGCGTTCCAGAACGTCCTTGTCCAGTCGAATGGCAACCTGTTCCTTGTTCGATCCGCGCGGCCGACCACCCTTCGATTTGGGAAAGGCCGCAGCCAGTTCGGGAAAATCGCTGATCGGACGGGCGCGGGCGAAATCCGCCTCGGTCCATTCCGGGTTTTCTTCGTCAAAAACGACCGGCTTTTCCTTAGACATGTCGCTTTACCTCCTTATCATGGGCGCGCCGAAGACTGATGACGCGGACAGCGCTGCCGCGCAGGGTGACGGCGGCGCAATGCCATTGGCCGTCGATCAGGCCATAAAGGCGAAAGCGCCGTTCGTCATAGCGGTCATCCTCGACAACAACGACCTGTTCGAGGTCGACGGCCCGCGAAAGGGAAATGCCATGCTTGTCGCGGTTGCTGGCGTCCTTCGCGGGGTCGAACTCGATTTCCATGTAAGTTTGTGTATATGCGAAAACTATAGATGGCAAGCGGTTTTTGCATATACAGAAATTAATCCACTACCAGTTCCGGGTTCGGCATCGACGCGATCAGGTCGGCCGCGCTGATACTCCACGCAGTTCGGCGCGGGACAAAGGGCCGCCATATTCGATTGCGGCGAAGCGTCGGACAGGGATGCCGGTCAACCGGGACAGCTTAGCTTCTGGAATGCAGGTCTGCCGCTGCCATGCGCCGAACCACCTGTCGCCGGTGCGGATGGCATGGGCAACGGGATGGTCGACGGACCAGCTGTCCAACTGGCGGGGAAGGGGGCTTGCGCCCTTGTGACGGGACCGGCTCATTGAGCTGGCGCCTTGATCTGCTGATCCCACGCCAGCGCGCCGATCATATAAGGGCCATCGTCCCGCCGCCCTTCGCGAATGTCGCGAAGGAATTGCCGGTTATCCATGCCACGCGCTTCCAGCGCCTTCGCGACCGCGTCGCGAATGTCGTCAATCCGTTCCATCTGTTCCTCCAATATGGAGAACATATGATGAACATTCGGTGAGTCGGTCAATCCGAAATCGACGGACTGCGTCGGCGGGCATGCAGGCAGCGAGCAACATTCTTTCGCGCCTTGCGAAGCGCGCGGCCGCCCCTATCGCGCCTCAATGCCATCACCGTGCCTGGACCCACGCGAAAGCGCGGCCCGCGCGGGAGGCCCGGCGCGGCGACCCCGCGCCGCGCGCTTTTCCCCCCGCCTCGCCCGCGCGCTTTTTATGTCGGTTTTGATGCACCATCGACCACCCCGCCAAAGCCGCCCAGCTTCTAGGCCGGAGGGCAGTCTGCGCGCTCCTTGCGCTGATGCATTTTGATGCAGCTACAGACCCACTCTTATCGTTCGAAAGCGCTTGTGAATGGGCGACGGCTCAGCGGTTCCCGCATCGAGCAAAAATGCCTCCGTAGCTGACGAGAACATGAGGGAGGGGCCGGGAAAGCGCAATATCCGAAATGTGCCCTTTTGGATTGCGCCTAGCGCGTTGAATTACGGTCATAATTCATGTTGCATTTGAGGGATAATGAAATGTCACCCCCAGCCTTCAAAAACGCAACACCCGCAGAAATCCTAGCCTTTTCGAATATCAAATGTTGCGTTTTCAAAATGTAACCTGATTGCGTTGATGTTGCGCCGTTTGTTGCGCTTAAAATGACGGTTTTCCGTCAATGTTGCGGATGTTGCGTTTTTTCCGATACCCGCCACGTCATATCGCCGCCAGCCGACAGGGATCATCTAGGCCGCCCCGACATCACCGCAGCGCCGCCTTGGCGATCGTCGTCAAAAAGGCTTCGGGAAAAGTTCGGGAATAGTTCGGGACTCTCAGGTCCGTTCCTGTCCGTTCGTTGCCGCTCTGTTCCGTGAACATGCTCTTGACCGATGGCCAAAAAGCCCTAGAAGCGCGGGGAAATCCCCACGGGGGCGATTAGCTCAGTTGGTAGAGCGTCTCGTTTACACCGAGAATGTCGGCGGTTCGAGCCCGTCATCGCCCACCATTTCAAAGCCGCATTGCAACTCAGGCGGGATGCCGCATCACCATGAACAGCGCATCGCTGGTCAAGCGGTGTTCCTTTTCCGTCCGCCAGTGCGCCTCGAGCCAGAAGCGATCCTGCCCTTCGAAAAGATCCGGGGAAGCGCCCTGCGGCTTGTTGAAGTGTATCCAATGGAAGTAATTGAATATCCCGTATCTCTGATATCCATAAAGTTCCACGGCGGCATCCCGATCTGCCCGCAGAGCGATCGATCTGAGCGTGGCCGGCGAGAAGTAGGAAACATGCTCCTCCATGAACGACCGGTTCCTGAACGCCTCGGATAACATTATCGTATCGTCATGCAGGTTGGGGACTTCAACGCAGAGCGCCCCATCCGGTTTGACGATCTGCATGGCCAGATTCAGCAGGCCGACCGGATCGGGGACATGTTCGAGAACATGCCACATGGTCACGATGTCGAAGACTCCGCGATTCCGATCCGCAAAGTCCTGATCCAGAACGCCCACCTGGAATTGCGGCGGCCTGATCCCGTTCTCCGCCATCTGCACCGCCCCGATCTCCGTGCGTGTCTGGCTGGGTTCCAAGACCGTAATTTCGGCATTGGGAAATGACCGCGCCATTTCCCCTCCGAAAAAGCCATAGCCGCCGCCAATGTCCAGAAGCTTCATATTTTCGGAAAGCCGGATACCGCGATCTCCGAAGCGCTCACGCCTGCGCCTTGCCTCTATGAAGCTGTGATCGAACAGAGTTTTCTGTGGCGTGCCATAATGCTTGACAACATTGTTGACCTGCCCGTCGCTCTCATAAAAGGCGACATCATATTGAGGCGGGAACAGTTGGGTATGAGCGCATTCCCCACATTCGACTGCGATCATTTCTCCCTTCTGATCGCCAAGAATGGTTTCTTGCACCGGCGTATATTTATCTTTGTTGCCGCAAATAAGGCAACTGAAAGAATATGATTTGCCCTGCATTAATCCGTCCCCTCACGCGCTTCAAAGCGATTAACCCGCCTTATTCACCAAAAGTGTCCTGAAGGGTTGGCGGGAGTGGCGTAAGCCTCTGATCTGAATTAGGAACTGGGTGTCTAAGCCGAACCTGCCGCAGGGCAGAAAATGCCACGGGCCACACCCGCCATGAACGATGATATCGCAAGCTCATTTGGATTCCCAGCAGTCGGCCGCAAGAAAATCACAGCTGCGTTCGACGGTGGCCGGCTTACCTCGGATGGCGGTGTTCTACTGCTTGCACAGGCCGAGCGCGCGATGGGGATTTGCCAGCGCCTGGCGGCTTGTATTGCCGATCCGCGCGATCCAGCGCGGGTG